CCTTGGTGAAGGTCTCGCCCCAAAGAAATTCTGCTGGAAGTTCCTTAGCTCCAGGAAACCTGAACTCAGGGCTAACCAACATTCTCAGTTTTACACACTCTATATACCATAAATCTCCTCGCGGAGATAGGGAATAGGGCGTTTCTGTGAATATGGCGGCACAGAGAGACTCAAAGTGGGAACCGCGTGAGATAATCGCGCCTCCAAATTGAGTGATACTGTACTCGTAAGCCCTGAACATCCTCCTAGAACGTCCAATGTGAAGAGCATCATCACCGCAAGAGACACTCCCATAGTTACAATCAGATCGGATTCTTAAATCCGGTAAGATAAAATACTCTGGGAGAAATCTCTCGTCGGGAAGTGTTTTATAACCCTTAAGGTTGATCTCGCAAACCTTCCTACTTAGGCAAGCGAAAAACTCGTTTGCCATCTGTAAGAAGAACCAGTTTGCGGGATTACCCATAGGGGTTCCTCTTTCACCAATGAACTCTAGGGAACTTCCATTCTTCCTTGGTTCGTGGTAATAATACAACTGGCGACAGTAAACCAATGGAGTAATCCACTGAATAAAATCTAACTCAGGATAACGATCGCATATGTAAGTCTCGAAAGACTGACACAATGCTTTCACGAAATCCCGAGAGAAAGTATCAGTGGCCGACGTAAGATCAACAGAGAGGGCTCTATAGCCCCCTCCCTCATCTTTCCTCGGCCGTCTCCTCCATTGTTTTATCCAATCAGCCAGCGAATGAGAAGAATATCCTTTGAACATAACAACGCATTCGGGATCATTTTCCAGGAATTGATAGGCTATTGACCTTAAGATTTGTAAAAGTCCAGCAACTAGGGCAGATGTCTTAGTTACTATACGGACCTTATAACCTCTCTCAAGGACAGGCACTATCTCACTGGCATAAAGGATCCCGTCCTCGGGCGGAGGTATTAGGATATTACCCAAGAAAGAATCAAGCCCAGATTCCTCACGAAGTTTACACAACTCCGCGAGCTCTGAGCATCGATCCTTCCATGGGTTCCCAATACTCTGCTCTTGTTCGACAAAGGATAACTGTCGTAGATCTTTCTCCTTGGGGGTAAAAGGTATACCCCCAAGTCCGCTGAGAGAAAATTTATAAAGTTTCTTATCTTGGATCAAAGATCCATGATGAGAGTCACCCCAAAGATTATAATAAGTCTCTGGGTTAATTAACTCTCGGATGAGATAATAGATCTGGACAGAATTCCAATTCCCATCGCATATGAGGTCTCCGACCTCATGAGAATAGCGTTCACCCAACACCTCAAGGTATCTTGACTTACCGGAATGCTCTCGGGGAGCCTCGAGACAACCGGCAGGTCCAAACCCTGTGGTTACAGGTAAATGCGCTCTCTCAGGAACGGTTCTTGCACACCAGGATTCCATCCAGTCAGACGCTTGAGTTAATATAAACTCAGGAGTCTTGAAAGGAGTCGAAACCAGGCGTTGAAAGTCCTGAATTGCGGTGCGAATTTTCTTCTCACCTGGACGGGCTAGGGCCCTCCCCCAAGTTGAAATGCTCCAGAGTCTTTCGGAAACAGACATAGGCGAGAATCCAGGGGTCAATATCCCCGGGAACCACTCGTCTAGACAGTCCATTCCACCAAGAACTCCGGAAACCAACTCGGGTGGGGCAAGTACTGAGCTTGAAGCCTTCCACCGTGCCAGATCTTTCACAAACTTTAAACATTTATGAAAATAATCTGGACCGGAATAACGAAGTGTTCGGACCATCCATCTTAAGACCTTCGGGATTCTCTGGAATACCAGAGAGCCCTGAGGGTCGATAGACGATCCCGTAACAAATCGCGGAAGGAGGAAAGCCCAGCACACCAAGTATCCATCCCAGGCCGTGCAAAGACACCTTAGACTAAACTTGTCCAAGGACTTTACATCGGTGTTAAAACCACGAACGTCCAATTTTGCCACTAGTCCACAAACTAACGGAAACCGAAGCCTCTCGCTAGAGGGACCAGTAGGTTTTCTTGAAAAGAGAAGCCCCCCGGGGAATATTAGTTTCCTCGAGG